GCCCCTGTTTTGTGGGGGTGCGGGCGGGGCCGCTCTCTCTTTTTTTATGCCGTGTGGTGGGTGAGCACCCATTCGGTCATGCTGTCTGTCTGGGTGGGTAGTGTTTCGCGGGCTGGTAGCGCCGCGATTAGTGGCGTGATGCTGTGCGCGGGGGTGTACGCAATGGGTGTGCTCATTCTCCCCACCCTTCGCGGTCTGATCGTTCGGCCCTCACCTTGGCTAGGGCTTCAAGGTATTTCTGCGTGGCTTCTTCATCGGATAGACCGGTGATGTTCACATAAAGGCTGATGGCGTCCTGGTTCATTCCCTCTATGTATGCGGCGTGCTCACGCAGCTCTTGCGCTGTGAGCTGCGATTTATCGACACGCCCGTACATGAAAAGGTCTTCGCCGACTTCTTCTTTCTCTACTTTTAGGGGTAGCTGCCTAATGGGTGATTCCCACATTTCCGTTTCCTTTCTTTTAGCGTATTTTCGTGTATGCCCCGTGTATCTCTGATGCTGCGAGAATTTCAGCATCTTTCGCACTGTAGGCTACTAGTGCTGAGGGTGCCCCGGCTGGGTGCGCGCCTGCTAGACCGCTGGGGCGGCAGAAAGTTATTCTGCCACCGATCCATAGGATTCCGTGGGCGTGCGGGAATACGTGCTGCTGCCAGGCTTTTGTGTCTGTGCGCGCAAATATGAGTGCTATCCCGGTTCCGTCTGCTTCTGCGTGGTCTGCCATGCGTTCTAGCCATTTCCCGATTCCGCGCCCGTATGGTGGGTTTAGCCACACGCGCCCAAACCAGGGCATTATGAGTCCGTTATGTTGCTCCGTGTAGTTGACTTTCGCGGTGTCCCAGGGGCGCGGATCGGCGGCGCATGGGTCTAGGTCGAACTCGCCGAGTTGTTTTAGGATGCTGGGGGGGGGTGAGCCATATGTCGCCACTGTCGCCTCGCTGTGGGAATGCCATTCTTATTTCCTTTGCTGTTGTTCCTGTGCCCTACGGGGCGGTTCATTATTCTTTTACGATGTGTACCGATGGGCGGGATTCTACCGGTGCGCCGTCCGGGCCGCGCATGTGCGCCGCAACATATATCGGGCGTATACGCTGGTTGCCCGGCCCGTAGTGCTGCATTCGCCAGTACCCGCGCACTTCTACACGGTGGCCCATGCCGCGCCGTGAACCTCCCGCCCCGTTACCGTGGGGGCGTTCACGCACGTACACTGCATTGATAGCCCGGGTATCACGCGCCGTACTGGTTGTTGTGTCCCCTTGGGTGCCCGGCCGGTACGGGCGTACATCACCGATTGAGGGTTCACGCGCTACCGCCCAGGTTGTGACTAGTAGGCGGGATAGCCGGGCGTACAGGCCCGTGTTTCCCTCTACTTCGCGCCATATGTGCCCGCGTGAGGTGCCTAGCAGCATGTATAGGTCTTCGCGTACCCATGCGGCACCCATAATTTGGATGGTCGCGGGGTTGGATACCATGAACGGTGATGCGTCACTGATGCTGTCGGGCTCGTCACCCCACGGGGCTACCTGGTCTGTCCCGCCGTCCCATACGATTACCCCGGCGTCAGATGGCATATGCTCCATGTGGGGCATGTAGTGCAGCAGGAACTCGGGGGCCGTGTCTATGACCGTTTCGGTCATACCCTTGTGTACCCACCATAGGGCGCCGTCTTCTATGCCTGCACGGTGTGTCCGGTATTTGGCTATGTGCCAGACCCCTTGTGTGCATGTGCTGATCGCCGTCTCAAGGTGCCCGATTAGCTCATTTTTGATGGCGGGCATGTCACGGGCGCCGTATGATGTGCTACGCATTCTCGGTGCTCTTTTTCTTGTACGGGCCGCGTGGTTTGGGGTGTTTCGCGCGCCAGGCGTCGATTGTCTCGGGGAGCCATAGGGGGGTTCCGTTCGCACCCCATGCGTCATTATCCAAAGGGTGAACAGCCAGAAGCTTGTAAACGGCGTCGCGGGTTACGCCGAGGCGCCGCGCAACATCGCTGGGGCCGAGGTAGCTAGGTTTATTTGTCATTCCTCTTTATCCTCTCTATACTTATCTTTATAAGTTGTTGTTTCCCGCTTGGTATGCG